TCACTTCCTGCCACGCAGCTCGTCCACCGCGCCCTTGAGATAGTCCATATCGGCCTGGAGGCGGATCAGGGCACGACTATCGGCGGAAGACTGCACCTGCCCCGCCTTGAGCGCCGCAATATCCGTCTGGGCATTCCCGATGGCGATCCCGAATCCCAGGATGGTCACGATCAGCCCCAGCAACGAAGCAAGGGAGCCGATGGTGATTTCGTTCTTTATGCGCGGCGCATTCATGCCGGCCTCCGACCTGATAGAAAAGAAAGAGGCGGCCGGAGCCGCCCCCATAGTCACCTGCCGAAAAGGATGTCCAGAATCGTCCTCGGTTTGGTCACGGACACCGCCGCTTCCAGCCGGGCACGGGCATCCGCCGGCAGCGCATTCACCGCCACGGCCTTGCCGTCGATCACAGCCTTGTCCTTGACGGCGTCCGCGCCACCCATCAGCGCGACCACAATGGTGAGGATGGCCCCACTAATGGTCGCCCAGGTGCCTTCATCGATCAGGCCGCGCGTGAACAGCCAGGCACCTACGGCACCGAGCAGGTAGCGCAGCACGGTAACGATGAAGGGGCCGGTGAAGATGCGGGAGAGAATGGTGCTCATTGAATGCCTCCTGTGGCGCGAGCAATGAAAAAAACCGCCACCCCGAGGATGACGGCTGCGAGAATGAGAAACCCGGCAATGCCGGAGGCCGGTGCCTTGTCAGGCGGTACGGAACCGGGTTCAGTGCCGGGCGATACCGGCGGCGCGGCCGCCGCCGTGGGCGTCAGGAACAGCGCCCGCTCGGCCTCCCGGCGCTTGACCAGGCCGGGAAGCGGTTTGCCCGCCGCATTGACCCAGAGCGCGAATTGCGCCGCCGCATCCTGATAAGCTCCGGCGTTCAGCCGCTTAAGCAGCGTGGACTTGCGCAGGTTGCCCGAGCCCAGATTGAACGTGAAGGACACCAGCGCCCCGAACTGGTTGGCGTTGAGCGGCACTTTGACCTGCCGGAGCACATCGGCCTCGACGGCGGCCAGATCGCGTTTCAGGATCGTCTCGGCCTCCCTGGCCGTGATGCGCATGCCCTTGACCACCTTGGGCGCGCCGGCCGCAGAAGTGTGGCCATAGCCGATAGTCGGCACGGACCAGCCGTGGGCAGGATCGGGATAGGCGTCGAGCCTCAGCCCCTCGTGCTCCTTGATGAGCGCGAGGGCTGCACTGTTTATGGCCATTTCGGCCTCCTATGACGGTGAAAAAAGATTGGGCTAGCTCAGCGCCCACACGCTCGTGTCGCTGAGCGGGCCGCCCAGCATGTAGACCTCACCCTTGTGCACACACGCGCTCATAGCGTGGCGCGCGGCCCATGGAGCTGGCGACAAGTTGCGCCAGTTCACGCCGTCTTTCGACGCAATAACGAACTGACTATTGGTGTTCGCCCCGTCCACCCCGCCGATGCTCACGATATGATCTTTGAAGGCAACCACCGCATTGTAGCGAAGCGCTCCGACCGGCACCGTGCTTTCGAGGGTCCATGTAATGAGATCAGGCGACGAGAATGCTGTGTCATAGAAGGTGTCAGGCCAACCCTCCGTGGCGTATCGACCTCCTCCAATCATCCAGAATTTCCCGTTCACGAACGGCACTCCGATGACCGTAGACATCGGCCCAAAGGAGAGTGCGTTGGTTTCGAGCGTCCAGGTCGCGCCTTCGTCGGCCGATGACCACACATCAGTGTAGTGCTTCGGCGTCATGTTCACGCGGTCGCCGGCATCGACAAATTCGTCGAGCGTCTGCCCGGCTATGACCCAGATTTTCCCGTCATGGCTGGCAACCTCATGCAGCACGCGCTTGCCCCATGGTGTTGTTGCCGCCTTCTGCACCCAGCCGTTCACATCGTCATAAGCCCAGACATCACGCTGATAGTGACCAAGCTGTGTGTCGCCGCCGATGACGAAGAATTTGCCGTTATGGTTGAGCCATCCCGCCGAGTGCCGCGCCTCCCATGGCGCGTCCGCAAGTTGCACCCAGGTCTTGCCATCGTCGGTCGATTTCCAGTGCTCGTTGCGGACGTAAGGCGTCCACGCAATGGGGTTCCATCCGCCCACCATGTGGAGATTTCCACCCATGGAAAACAGGCCCGCGCCGTCGCGGCCTGTCCAAGGTGAGGACGCTGTAACGAGACGCCATTGACCCAGCAGTTCCGCTTTAGGGAGGTTCTCCTGTATCTTCTGCGGTCAGAGTAGCAGCGACAGTCCCGCCACCACTACTGCTGTTAAGACGCATAGAACCGCCCGACGACCCAACCCGAATACGATACGTATGTGAATCGGTATCTCCTGGAACATACTCGTAAACCAACCGCATGGTGACAGTGTAGCTGAGGCCCGGAGGATTGGCATAACTGAGCCTCCTCGCATTCACTTCATCGTCAATCAACAAAATCGCACAAAGTGCATTGTCGCCTGTTTCATGAGTACCGATTGCGTCGAATTCAATACGGACTTTCGCCGTGGCCGAAGACGCTGCAAACGAAACTGTTGCAACTTCAGTGCCCTGCGTACTGGTGGGAACACCAGAGAGCGGGATTGTGGTGGAAAGCAGCGCATTGGATGTGTAAAGAGCAGTCGCGCGGCGCGGACCGGCGATGGCTCTGATCTCTGCATCGCCAAGGCCTATATTTGCCCGAGCCTGCTCCTGCTGAGGCTCTGTAAGGGTTTGCGGAGCATAGGAAACAGCAGTGGTCGCATCGATACTGGCCCACTGCGTATCGTAATCAGCGCCAGTCGCTTTGGTTAGTACCTGACCGGCAGTCCCACTTGGCGGCATGGCGCGCGAAATAGGCGCATAGGAGGCTGAATCCTCATAGGCCATAGACCCCACATCAGAGGGTTGCAGCGCCGTATCTGCTCTCCCCCCCTGAGTGGCCGTAGCGAATGCTTCGACGTTTTGCGCCGCAGCGGTGCCGAGAGTTGGCTTGCCAGACAGGTCGTCATAATCACCCGTTGTGGCGACTGTTGCCAGATCATTCGGCTGCACCGCCGTGTCCGCAAGATCTCCCTGGGCCTTGGAAGCAATTGTCCTGCCGACCTCGTAAGCAATGGACTGCTTAGTGGTAAGTGGTGTCATCGCCTTTTCGGTGTTTTCACCGGCCTCTGCCTCTGGCTTGCTCGCCAGCGGGCGCCCACCGGCAACCACCTTGTCAATGCGCGCCTTGGCGACGGTGACGCCGTTGTCCACCACCATAAATTCGGAGGCGACGGGGGAGGTTCGTTCTTCTGTCAGCGCAGAGGGTCGGACAATATCGTTAGCCATTGTGGGCTCCACAACAAAAAGCCGCCTCAGAGGGCGGCGCGAACAGGCGGATGGGGGAGGTTAAGTCTTGATGAGGACAGGATATGCAATATTTCGCGGGCGAGCCTCCGTTCCCCCAGATGCATCCGTGGTAAAAGAATGAGAGTGGTTTGGTGCGGTGTCCGTGTTGGCAGCTTCGGCGCTGATGTAAGCAGAACCAGCGTTCTGCCCCAAAAAAATCGTCGCAGATAGCGGTCGAGTATAGATATGACCATGAGCGCCGGCCCAGCCAGTGGACCCGGTGTGAGAATGATTCCTGTTCTCATCCGCCTGCACCGTTCCGATGCCTCTCCCAGAAGAAACCGGCCGGATGAAATAACCATTGTCGGCATAGAGATTGGGCAAGGTGAAGGTGGTAGAGCCGTCTCCGGGACCAAACTGACCATGAGTTTTCACGCCTTCGCTGGCCGCCATATTCCCGCTGGAGGCGGCAAAGGCGTAAAGGCCCGCATAGGTGGATCGAGATACCGCCTGCCCGTTCATCACCAACCAGCCAGTCGGCACAGACGCACCAGCCATGAACATGATGGCGCCGGTCGGGATAGAAACAATACTGGCGATCATCGCCTGCACCTGGCTCAGCGTCACGCAGTCCTGCGGGTCTGTCGCGTTTGCCGCCCCCTTCACCTGATAGCCATTCATGGGGATTGGCCCACGAAAGGGTTTCCGCCCATCAAGGAAAGGCACCAGGTTCAGAATTGCATAAATGTCATTCACAGGAACATTGACCTGCGGCGCATCAGCGTTCTGGCCCGAGACAGGAATGGGGCTGGGAGGGCGGGTGACGTTGCCGTTGGAATCTACGGGCATAGATCGCTCCAATAGAAAAAGCCCCGCTTGTGGGCGGGGATGGACTCTTAATGATGGGGGTTGTTTGATCTCGCCGTGCGGGAGGCGGGAAAAATGAAACTGATGTACACCCTCGTCGGGTCAGATGACGGGAACGTCTATAAGATCGACACTATCGAGCACGAAGGAGCGCTTTGGCTCGTTCCCGAATGGGTTGAAGTGATTGACCCAGCAGGGCAAGAGCCAGCCAGAGCAATTCGCTTGACCGGACTGGATTATGAGAGAAGCCCAAATCCTGACGCTGATTATTTCCTAAAGACGCCAATACCCAAATCGATTTTGCACGAGAGGGGCCGGCCGAAACAAGGAGACGGGTTTGTGGTTGTGGATCGACCAATTGACAACCGGATCGCGCGACCGAATTGACAGCCTGCTTGGCCCGACCCGGCGTCATTGGCGGATAGGTCTTTGTCATGGTATCTATCCTTTCATGAAGCAGGGAGGACGAGAGGGGATGAGCAAGGTTGTTGAGGATATTATGCATGATCTGGCCTGGGATAAGGCGTCCCCTCCTGAGAGGGCGATGATGAATGCAACCAACAACACCAATCGGATAGTTAAAGAGTTACAGATAATTCGCCTGCTTCTTATTATCCTCATCCTAATCGCGCTCACCGCCGTGGCGAGTGCGTGGCCGGGTTGGTGGCGTTCGTGGTGGCCGCATTGAAGGAAATAGAAGGCAAATCCCGGCGCGTCCTGAAATATGACCGGGCATTTTTTATTTGCATCCCGCTTTTCGCGGCTTTCGGCGCATTTCTCGCATACGCGGGTGCCCCACAAGCATGGGTGCAAGTTAGCCTAGGTATATTTGCAGGCGCATTGATCGGCGCGATCGTCGGGGTCCTGCTAAGGGACGTTCCCTAGCAGCATTTCCGCAACCTGCCGCGTCGTGGCATTTGCAGCACCGGGGGCAAGTGCAGCGCCAATGCGTGGATTCCCGGCCAAGGCCTGCCGGGCGGCCAGTCCAGAAATCAGGTCCATGCCAACATCAGGGCTTTGCGTGAGCAGTCCGGCAATCTCTGAATAGACCTTATCGGCAATCTCTGTTCTGCCCTGCGCGTTTCGTCCGGTCAGTGCTTGAACAATAGACTGCGTGGCGTCGAAGGGTTTACCCTGAAGCGCCTGGTTCCATGCGCCGTCGTTGATATAGGACTGGACGGTGTTGTTCATGTTTTCACGGGCGAAGGTCCGACTATTCGTCGCCACATTGGCGCGAAGCTCAAGAGATCGACTCGCTTCATCCAGCCGCCTAAACATGGCGTCCGCCACATTGTCATCACCGATCAACAGCCGGATTTTGTCTCGTGCGGCGCGGCTGGAAAGGTCTTGCAAGGCCTTTTTCGCCTCCCTGGCGTCAAGGTTCGGGTCCGACACAACGGCGCGCACATTGGCAATCGCTTCGTCAATTTGCGCCCGAACGCCTTGCTTGGCGTATTCGCGCTGAGGGCCAGTCATCCCGCCAATAACGTCTGCGACTTCATCGCGGGCGACATTGGGGCGGAGCATCGTAGTCCCGAATTCCAACGCTTCCCGCTGCTGGATCGGCGTGGCGGCGGTTTCCAGTGCGTTGGCGTAGGCCGGAGCCGCCTCCTTGGTGGCGCCGCGGATATCGCGCGCGAGGTTCCGATAAGCCCGCCCCACATCAGTCATGCCACCAAGGGCACCGGAGCCCTCCGTTCCTTGCGCCACCGTGTTGAGGGCGCGCGTGATATAGTCCAGTTGCTCGACGCTGGGCATCTCGACAAAGCGCACGGACCCATCGTCAGCAATCTGCGCCATGATCTGCCTTGAGGTCGATCCCTCGACCTTCATCAGATTGTTTGCCGCATTGATTGCTGATTGCGGGACGCGCCCCATCAGGCTTTCAATCGAGCGGCCAGCATCGGACGAATAGTCGATGGGAGAGGCATATGCGGCCCGATATGCGGCATCCCTTGCTGGCGCGGACCCGGTTCGCAGAGCATTGGTCGCGGTATAGACACCTTCGGGGTTCCCAAGGCCAGCATTCAGCGCCTCAACAATATCAGAATTGGCACCAGCGGCACGGCGCTCTACGGCATCCAAAGCCACACGCGATCCCGGCCCGCTGCGCTGAATGGCGGTGTCCAGCAGCGACATAGTATTGGGGCCGGCATCAGCCATCATGGCGCGCGGCCCGGCCTGAGACATGTTCACCGCCGCCTGATTGCCAAGCGTGTTGTCCGCATTCATGGCTCTTGTGAGAATATCGGCAGCCGGACGAGAAATCCCCACGTCGCCGGCGGCGGGGGCGAGCCCGAGCGCTTTTCGCCCCACCTGCCCCGCCTTGCTCACTGCCGCCCCGAGGTACGGCGCCATCGCGCCGCCACCTGCGCCGATCAGGCCCCCGCCGAGCGCGGTAAGGCCGGCAGTAGTAAGGTCGTTGCCGCGCGCCAAGCTATCCGCACCTGATATTGCCATGCCTGACCCGCCACCCCAAAGGCCGCGCGATAGCAACCCCTGCCCTGGCGCAACGCCCAGCGCTCGCGCACCTGCCGCCGTCATGCCAAGAGGGGCCATAGCAGCCACACCGCCGGCCATTTGGCCTACAGTGGACAGAACGGGGTTTTCTGCCTCGTAGGCATCCTGTTTGGCATAGACCCTATCCTTGATGGCCTGCGGGTCTTCGCCCGTCAGCATGCCAGCAAGCCGCGTCGTCACCGCGTCCACTGCCCCGGTATAGAGCGGGCCAAGGATCGGGACGCCATTCACCACATCGCGCGACAGACCAAGCAGCGGGTTCCACGCCTCTGGCGCAGGCACAGGGGCCGTGGTGCCCAGCATGGGCGGATCGCCGGAGAGCGCGTCTTGATCCCAGAAATTGACGCGAGCTTGCGACTGCCCGCCAGCAACCTCGTCGTTTTCCCAGAAGTTAGCCATTAGCGTTTCGTCCTGATCGTGCCATCCGGGGCCAGATAGGGGGAGCCGGATGGCAGGGCGTCATACTGTTCTTGGGTCGAAATCTGCTGCGCCTGAGACTGGTTCGGTTGCCCCGGCCCACCAGGCGCATCGCCAAAGTCAAATGCCCGAATTTCCGCCAACGTTGGCTGCTTCCCCTGATACCCATAGAGCGTTCCATTGGCATTGAAGTGGTCAACCATGGCCTGCTTGCTATCTGCCATGCCCTGGATGGTTTGCAGCAGGCGGCGGACGCGCTTGGCGTTCTCTGCTGGCGGCAATTGATCGTTGAAGGCGCGAGCAATGAGGCGCTGTCCTTCGTTCTCGGTGAACTGCGCCCCGAGGATTTCGCGCAAGGACCGCTGAACGACTTCTTCCACGTTCTCCTTGGCGATGGTCCCATCTTGGTTGAACAGCGCGCCGAGGCCAAGACGGTTGATTGCCCCCTGCATTGGGCCGGTCACTTCTTGGCCACTTTCGAGGATGCCAAGGGCCTCGTTCAGCTGGTCCACCTGCTTGCCGGTATCGGCCCAGCCACCCGCCTGCCAGTCGAAATAGAGCGGCGCGAATGCCTCATCGATCTTTTTCCATCCCGGCGTCTGGCTGTCTCCAGTGTTGACCGTGACCAGCGACCCGCCGGCCTCAGACAGCTTATTGTCAGGACCGACCTGCCAAACCTTATTAGGATCGAGGCCGCGCTGGCCGATTTCCTCCGGGGTAAGCTGGCGATATTGGTCCTGCGTGCGGAAATCACCCACGGCCTGCGGGCCCTCCGGCCCCATTTGCACAACCTGGTCATTGATGACCTTCGTGTTACTCCACGGGTCCACGGCAGGATTGCGCAGGGCCTCAAGCTCCATCTCCGCCTTCTGGATGCCCAAATCCCCCGCCCGCAACTGCTGTTGATAGCGCGGATCGGATTGTTCCATCTGCTGGGCAATCATCGAGTTGATGACAGACTTCTGGCTATCGTTAAGCCATGGGTTGCTGGCGGCCTGCATGAGATAGGCGAGATCCGGGCCTTGCGCGACTTGTGTCGGCGCAGAGCCGCCTCCACCAAACCGCGTCCCGTAGTCACTGAGGCGGGTTCCGTTGCTGTCGGCGGGGTTGTACCGCCCGCCGCTTTCAATGAACCGCTGCGCTCCGCCAATGCCACCAAGGTGCGCCATGGCGCGGATGCTATCGGCATTGATCGGTACGCCGCCGATGGTCTGGCCGAAATATTGGTTCAGGCCCATGTTGGCGGCCTGCTGGTCAATATCACCAAAATGCCACTGCTCGACGGCCTGCTGCACTTCTGGCGGCATCCTCGAGAAGTCGGCGCCTGTCATTCCTGCGGGGATAACACCAGCTCGGGCAGCATCAGCCAAGCGGGCATCACCGAATTGCAGCCGACCACCATAGCCTTCATCATTGAGAGCCTGCCAGTTGCCTCCGCTTTCGGAGTTGACTAGGCCGGAAAGGAAGTCACCGCCCGCCATCGCGCCGGCAGCATCAGAAGCCGTGGCGGGGATGCCTGCGCCCTGCCCCATCAGCATGGCATATATCGGGTTCATGGACTCTTGCGCGCTCGCCTGTCCTGCCGCTTCACCTTCCTCGGCGCGCCGGCCCAGAACATTGGCAACAATGCCGTCGCCTATGGCAGAAAAGCCCTCACCCACGTTCTGCGGCGCCCGCGACGATCCCATGATCTGCGCGACGAGGGCGCGCTTCTGCGCGATGCTGGCGGGCGTTTCGCCCTTGGTGGCATCGAAGTTGAATTGCAGCATGGTTATGCCCCCATGAGGCCCAGGGCCTTCCCGTAATCGACGCGCTTGAGACCGTCGCGGCCAGTGTGGACCGCGCCGGGCTTCTTGCGCTCGACTTCCTGCGCCATCAGGCCGACATGCTTTGGCTGGCTGGACGGCTCGCCTTTGTATCGGAACTCGTAGAGCCCCATTCCATCGATCTTGCCGACCTTCTTCTTGTCTTTCTTGGCGCGCTCGTCGGATAGGCCGATCAGCCTACCCCCAAGGCCCATCAGGCCGCCCATGACGCCATTCCACTGGCTCATCTGCTGTTGATAAGCGCCTAGGCGGTTCTGGTAATCCTGATTTATGATCCCGGCATTATCCGTGGTCGGAATGGGCGAAGCGTTGGGATTGACATAGTTCGGCTGCGACACCTGCGAGCCCGAAAGCATGGCGGTGAGGGTATTCAACGGCAGGGTATATTGGTCGCGGGCCTCATTATACGCCTGTTGCCGGCCAGAAAGCGCCAACTGGTTGAGCTGATCGCTGTTGCCTTGGGTTAGGCGGTTCATTTCATTATTCCACGCCGCCGAGCCCTCCCGAATACCCTTGTTGGCGAGGGTGGTGCGCAGTGCTGCCTCGTTCTGCCCCTGCTGCGCCAGAATGCGGGGACTGGCGAGATCGTAAGCCCATTGCTCCGCGTCCGAATTGTTGAATTCGAACGGGCTGGCGAGCCCGGCCTGTGCGTTAGAGGCCAGTTGATTGGCTGTGCCCGCGAGCCCGAGCGTGGCGGCGTCGGTCTGGTTCTTGATCGCCTGATTGGTTTCGGAGAGCGTCTGTGTCGCTGTCCGGGTCGGGATTTTATAGGTCTGGCCGGTATAAGGATCGGTGAAATCCTCATAGCCGGTGGTTTCGAAACTCAGGGAGCCATCCGGCGTGACCTGGTTGTAGTTGTTCATGTACGCATTGGCGATTGCCGTGGCGACATTCGTGCCGGTGGAGGCGGCAGAGGTCTCTTTGGGATCGGGAGCGGCGGGGGCCTTTGGCGCGCACATAAGCAGTACCTCTAGAAGGTGTAAATCATGGCTGTCGCGGCGGGCTTAAAGCCCATCCGCTGCCAAATTGGAGCAACCCTAAGGTCGGTCATGGCGGTGACGTATGCTCTCTTTACGCCGCGCTCTTTCAGGTCAGCGAGCACGAAGCGCACCAGCCGCCTGCCAACACCGTTCCGATGCTCTTTAAGGACGAATATGGTGTCCTCTTGAGCGATCAGGTCGCTATTGTGCATGTCGCGGGCAAGATAAACGTTGCTGTACCCGACCGCCCTGCCCTCATGGCGGACAGTGTAATTGAGCAGCGTTCCGGCCTCCCATTGCGCGATATACGCATCAATTTGAGGATTGAAGGGGCTGACCACGATGCCGTCACTTGCCAGCCGCTCCTGCATTTCCTGGTAATGCGTGGCGTAGAGCGGGAAAAGCTCGGACAGGTTTTCCGAGCCATTCTCGCGGGCTATGGCATAGGTCACGTCAACACGCTCCCCACCGTAAACAGCACGTCCGTCCTCACCAATTCCGCATCCAGTGGAACAATGGACCCGCTGGTAATCTGCACTCCGATGGAAATCACTTCGCCATCTCCAGACTGGCTGCACCAATCCTGCTGGACCGCCTTGTCTGCCTTATCGCCCCAATTGAATTGCCCCCAGATAGACGCCGGGTCACCCCAAACGCCCGGCGCACTGACTGATGTTGCCGCCGGCGCTGCTGGCATGCTGATGGTGTAGTCCATATGAGTGCTCATCTGCTCATCGACGGGGAATGGAGCGCGGAGCACGGCGCGGACCATATGCACCGTTTTCAGCCCCGGCTTTTCCATCTGATCGAACGAGGGAAGATAGGTTGCGGTGTACGGCTTGCCATCATCCAGCCCGGCCACATTGGCCTCGAACACACGCCCGGCTGTATCGCCTATAAACAGGCGGTCATTGAACACATGCAGGCAGGTCGAGCCCCAATTGGTGAACCGGGCCCATTTCCCGGTGCGCGAATTCATCACCAACATGGATGGCTGCTCATTATTGACAGTGGGCAGGCCTACCACCACCATCTGACGCGCCGTCCAGAGTTCGCAATGCCACGGCTCAGCGCCTCGCCGCTCCACTTCCTCTGGCCACATCGCCTCAATAGGCGCGGAAAGGCTGTTTGCCCCAAGCTGGCTGTATTCCCGCCTCAGCGCCTCGGAAAGCGGCACAAAGGCAATATCGGAGGCCATGGCAATGTCGCCACCGATCTGCACATGCGCTTTCGGCCCCATCGGCTTGCCGGTCTGGTAGACACCGACAATTCCCCAATCGTTTGCCTCGGAGGGATTGGAGCCCTGGTAAACCGCAGCCTCGCCCTCAGACGAAACAAAAGCACATAGCGCATTGAGCCCGTCGCCAACGTCCTGCGACCATGTAGCCCCAAAGACGAGATGCCCGCCCTTGCCCAAGACGCCGCCCAGCGGAAATTCGGTCAGTTCCCCGCCGATTTGGTCAACTGGCAGATACCAGGCTGAAAGGCTGTCCTTTTGCAGGAACCAGATGCGGTTTTTGTAAATCCATGCATAGGACAGATCGGCAGTCGTCAGCGTCGAACCGGCCGGGAACGTAATGCCGGTGCCGGGCGACACCAAAACCTCGGCGCCATTGGCCGTGGCCGCGCCACCATTCCCGTCAGTAATCGCCTCGTTGTCCTGAAACGGCTCGCCCGTGATGTTCTTGAGGATCAGGTGATCGGCCTCAACCGTGACAATAACCGCCGTTGCCGCCGATGTTCCACCGGTCAGGGTTTCGCCAGCCGTGAACGCCACGGTTTCGGCGTCATAGTTCAGCCGCCAAAGCCCCCCAGGCGTATTGGGGTAGAATGTGGTTCCATCGTATTGGAAAGCCGGGTCAGCGCCGTTGACGCCGACCAGGAACACGCCGCCTGTCGTGGCAAACTGCACCACAACCCAATTGCCACCCGTCAGGCCGGACAGAACGTCAAGCCCATCTGTGGACGTGAGGCCGATCATGTCGCCGTCTTCGGTGCCGATGATGTCGTCGTTTTCCGTCCCGATCACCATGTTCTTCGGCTGCAAAACGGTGGTGATATTGTAGATTGCGTTTTCGGTGGCGGCGAAAAGCTCGCGCTGCGAGCCCACGACATAAGAGAATATCGAGGTTGTCGGGGAAGCGCCCGAGCCCAGCGTTGCGTAAAGCAACTTCCCACGACGCATGATCGCGCCGGTCGCGGTCGGAAACCAGTTTTCCAGCACCTCGGCCGAGCCAGGAACCGACACGGCAAGATTGTTCATCGCCATCAGGCCCAGGGTCGGGGCCGGGAAGGAATAGGCCTCGTAGGTCTTCGGCTTCTGCGCCGTCTTGCGCGCCGGGACGCGGCCTGGCCGGACGTTCATGGCAATCTCACCCCGCCATCCGCCGCCGCAAAGTCATTCAGCGCGCTTTCAAACTCTGCGAGATAGTCGGAATAATCGGCGCTGATATGACGTTTGAACCGCCATACCGTGCCCATTTCCAGAAGCCTCTCTGGGAATAGCGTCGTCTCATCGTCATTCGTGAATGCCGATTTCCCCGCGGACGTCCAGCCGGTGGAAATATAGGTGACGCCGACCGTCGCCCCTTCTTCTAGATAGGGGTAAAAGCCGATCTTCTGGCCCACGGTCTGATAATAGCGCGGCGCGCCCATCCTCTCGGGCAGGCTGTTCCATTCATCCGCAGTCAGCCCGCCACGCACTGGTTCGCCATTATGGATCACGCTCAGACCCTGCACCATGCGAGCGTAATCAGGGCGAATATCCAGCAATGCAGGGAAGCCCGTGCCAACCACGGAGACGGTCTTGCGCATCTGGTGCCAGTCCACGCGCCGTGCCAGTTCGTCGCCGGCCTCATTGGCGAATTGCAGCAGTTTAACCGCATCGCCTGTATTATTGCCCGTGATGGAAAGCGGTTGCTTCACCCCCACATTTTTGGCGACGTTCTGCATTGCGGAGAGCAGCGTCATGGCGTGAGCCCCCCCACGCGGACAGAGCGATGGGCATAGCGCGCTCGATCATCTTCGATCTTGATGGCCTGCAATTCGCCATCGAGCAGCGATTGCGCCATGACGCCAATTTCCGGCTTGAGCAGATGCTTTGCGGCCTCGACCGCGACGGCGGCGATGTAAGCGCCTTCAAACTGCTCCAGCAGCCAATTGGTGCCGTCTGGCCCCGTGGTGACGGTCGGCAGGGCAGCGTAATATTCAAGCTCGCTCGGGCAGGTGTAATAGGGTTTGCGGCAGATCATGCCGGCGCGGATGCGCAGCCGGTTATCGCTATCCACCAGTTGCAGGAAGTCATCGGGCAGCGGCGCTTCGTTATTGGCCCATGCCGGGGAGAATTCCTCGATCTGCCACATGGTGCGCAGGCGGCGATTGAGATTGGTTTCCGCCCGGCGCGTGAGAATGGCCATCACGTCGCTGATATTGCGGCTTTGCACCATGTCCGCGACGGCGAGGCGAAGATCGAGGTATTCCATCACACGCGCCCTTCCTTGGTCCGAAACGCCGCATTGTCGCTGTCATTCAGGAAGCGGCGCACATGGGCGTCGTCGCCTTCCGTCAGCGCCTTGTGCAGCCCTGAATTCTCGTCGTAGTGCAGATTGAGCGGAACGGAGGCGATGCGATGCCAGTCGCCGGCCCAGCCGGCGGGTGCGCTGTTGCGGGCCAACAGGTTATTCTCGACCAGATGGGCCACCTGATAGTCGTGCCGGATGTGGGTCTTCTCGCCGTCAAACCACACCCATGTCGTGCGGCCCAACGCGGGATTGTGCTCAAGCAATTCCCAGTTGCCGTCCCGGATCGGACCCACGTACATTTTACCGCACCCGCGAGAGCGCGCCGGATGCAGCGCCGTCAATGGCGGCTTCGGCCGTCACTTCCACCACGGTGCCCTTGCGGTGACGAACGCCGCCCTTGTCCCAGAAGTCACGGTTGACGATCATGGGGTGAAGGGCCGGGGCGGCACCGCCGGGACGGCCGTCACCGTCATGATCGCCCTTGCCGCCGAAGGGCTCGGGGTTGGTGGTTGGCTCGCTGGCGGGCGAGCCGCCATCGCTGTCCGCCGGCGTCTCGGCAAGCTTCGCGTCGATTTCCTGCTGTAGGCGTTCATCGCCCCAGCGCCGATCAGTCTTGATGCCCAATTCATCGGCCTGCTTGAGCAGGTCGGGGTTCTGTTCAGCCATTGAGGCCTCCAATGAAAAAGGCCCCGCCGATGTGGCGAGGCCCGTTGATGCGTTGATGCCCGGTTGGGTCAGGTGCTGGAGGTCAGCCCGTACAGGTCGGCAGCAATGCCGATACCGGCCTCGTTCTTCACGCAAAGCGTGCCCTCACCGATGATGACGGTCTTGGCGGCGTCACCAGTCTTGGCCACGCCCTTATCCTCCTGGATTTTCCGGAGCCAGAGGAACTTCACCATGTCCTTGTCGATGAAGTGGGCGTTACGGGCCACGGCAGCGTTGGCCGCCTGCACCCGGTTCGGCATGATCGCCACCATGCCGAACGGACCATGGTAATAGTCCGCATTGGCGATGATGGTGTTGCCCTCACCGTTCTTCACCGGATAGCGGAAGGGCGCAACGTTGTTGTCCGACATGAGGGTGACGAACACCGACTTCACGTAAGGCGAAACGCTCACCTCACGGAAGTTGGCGCCGGCCTCATAGCCCTGCTGCATCACGTCATCCAGAATGGTCTTGGAGAAGGCCCGCTGGGTGCCGTTGCCCGCCGCGACAGTCAGGCCGGTGTTGAAGTCGAAACCGCCATTGGTGCCGCCGCTCCCCCGATTGGCATTGGTTTCGACCCAAGTCGGCAGGCCGCCGAATTCTCGGGTCGCGCCGGCCACCGAAGCATTGTTGGTCAGAATGGCCAACTCGACGTCCTTGCGGATTTCGATGCCCTTCTTGAGCTTCTGATGCTTGGTCTTCTGAATGCGCCCGGCCTCGTCCACCGTCTCCTGGGTGTTGGAGATGATGAACGACTTGCGCATGATCTGGGTGTAGTTGCCCATGCGCTTGGGCGGGGTGATGGCGTCGAAGGAATATTCGTCGCCTTCAGTCCGAATGTTCTCGCCAGGGGCGGCAAGCTCATCGGTTTCCCATTCGGGGTGAGTCGAGCTGGTCGAGCCCTTGCCGATCAGGGAATAGATGGGGGTGTCTTCCGGGGTGATGCGGCTCACCACGTCCGAGAGTTCTTCACGGTTGCCGACCGCCGTAGTGGTCAGCTTGGTGTTCGCAAGTGCGGCCATAGTGGCCTCCTATGGATGAAGATGGATCAATCGAAGTCGATTGCCATGGCGTCATGGATCGACCCGGTACGGTCCAACCGCTTCATCGCTTCCCTGTTTTTCGCTGCCTTGCTGGCATTGGTAGATGGCTGGCGCTTGGCTGGGGCAACAGGTGGGACATTTGCCACCTTCTTTGCCGCCTTGGCCTTTGCTGCCTCTGCTGCGAGCCCGATGCGTGCGTAATGGGCCAGCTTGAACAGCCGGTGGTCCGTTACGCCTGCCAGTTCCTCGTCGGTGAAGCCGAGTTCCCGAGCGGCACTTGTCGTGTTCTCGAAAAACTTCTTCCGGCCTTCCGGTGAGGTAGTCTGCGGGAAAGCTTCCGAGAGCTTGGCGTTCTCGCTCTGCAAGAGTTCGGTACGCTGCTGGTTGGAAAGCGCTTCGAGCGCGGCTTTGGGCTCATTGGCTTTTTCGATGACTTCCGCCACCTTTGCCATGGCAGTGTCATGAAGCACTTTCATGCGATAGTGCTTCTGCGGGTCCGTCAGTGCCAATGCCTGGTCGGGCATGGGCGGAACGGATGCGGTCAGGAGTTGTGCGATAGCGTTCACCGAAGTGGTGACACGGTTGGAAAGAGCCTCAAGAGCCTTGCGCTTTTCAGCGACTTCGGCAGTCTTGCGGCTATAGTCCTGCTGCCGCATGTAACCGGATTTGAGCGCGCTAAGAGCGAGCTTTTCGCCGTTTACGGTGACGGTGACACCATCGTCTGGCTCGGGAAGCTCATCGCCTTCTTCGCCGTCTTCTGGCTCATCGTCTGCGGTTTCGGACTGGTCGGCCTCTTGCCCATCTTCGGGCTCATCCGTCTCGCTGTCGGTTTCGGCCTCGATTTCCTCACCTTCGGAAGTGTCCGGTTCTTCATCACCGGGTTCCCAGAAATTGAGGTTGTCGGGGTTATCGAGAGCATCGGAGGGGTTGGTGGTATCGGTCCCGGCCTCGGCCAGGTTGTCGTTTTCACCGGTCATTTATGCCTCATGGAGGTTGTGCGGCGGCCCTATGCCGGCGCTTTGCGCGAGCGTTCGGCTTTGTCCTCAGCGAGGGAGCCGATTTGCTGGCGAAGTCGAATGATGGCCCGCGCCTCAGCGGCAAATGCCTGCCGGGCTTCGTGGTCATCATATTTTGCGTTGATGCACTGGTTAACAGCGCTCTTTTCGAGGCTGTCCATCAGGTCATTGAAAAACGGGATGGCGAGAATGGCCTGCGCGGCGCGGCGGCGCTCGTCGTCAGTCATTTCCATGTCCCGTCATATTTTACATGGAAGCCGCGCTTGAATAGCAGAACGTACCATCCGCCTGCGGCTGATGGATACACCCACAGGATGCGCCGAAGGATTCCTTTAAGAGTCATTTCTGCTCTGCCTTGTCGTTTTTCTCGAAGGCTTTGCCGATGCTGGCCGCCCGCGCCTGCTGAATGCTGGCCTGATGGCCGGCCGCTGCAATGCGCTCGCGGCTGGCGATTTCCTCGCGCTTGATCTGCACGTCAACTGCCATGCGCTCGCGCTCTAGCTGCTGCTCCTGGCGCTTCATCGCAGCGTCGGCAATCAACTGCTGCCGCTTGGCCTCGGTTTCGCGCTCGAGCTCGGCAAGATTGGTTTGCAGGTCGGCGTCAAGCTGGGCTTGTTCGCGGTTGATATCCACCTGCGCCTTAAGCCGCGCTTCCTCGCGCCGGCTCTGCGTCGTGGCCTGTATTTTGGCCATTTCGCGCTCGGTGCGCTTATCTTCCACCGCCAGCGTGGTTTCGGCCTTGATTTGCTCAGGGCTGGGCTGCTGGCTTTGGGCCTGCATGGCCTGCTGCACGTCCTCAGCGGAAGGCCGGGAGAAATACAGTCGAGGCGTCCGAAGGCCCGATGCCTCAACAAACTTGTCGATGCCATTGGACAGGTTATCGACCGTGACAAAAAGCTGACCCACAGCCGGCCCCATCTGGGCCAGAATGGTCTGCTGCAAGCTCATGACCTGCTGCATCATCATCATGTCGCGCTCGCGGGTGCCAGCGCCAAGGCCGATATTCACCACGGCGTCCATATCCGCATTCCACTGGCGCGGATCGAACGTCACCCACTCATCCCGGAGCCGTACCGTGCGCGGAATATCCTGATGCTGAATGATGAGGCGCAGAAGGCCGCGAAACACCGGCTTGAGGCTTTCCGCGATGCACTTCACCATCATTTCGGTCTGGCCGATGCCGGCCTGCTCGATCATGGCAGAGGCCTTGGCGGTCATGTTTTGCAGCGCGTCCGGTGCCATGCCGCTCGATGCGTCGGAAATGCCGGTGCGGTCGGTCGATTCCTCGTCCATGTAATTGAGCATGGCGTAGGATTTATCCGCGACCATAGGGACCGTGTTATACCCCACGGCGGCGCGCACATCGGTGCCGTTCTGAACCCGGATAGGCTTGCCGAATGACGGGTTCATTACCGCGTCCATATCGACAATCTGGTTCTCCTGCACAATCGGCTGGAGGTTGTTCTGCCAATAGAGATTGTCGAGCGTCTGGCGCAGCAAGACCGTCTTGATCTTCTGGATTTCCATCACCTCATCGGTGATCGAATTGCCCTCCCACTGGTGCGGCCGCCGTTCCGAGACAATATCGGCGTAATTGACCTCATCCCACTCGACGTTTTCGAGCATGTATTCCGGCTTGATCGCCCCGGCGAACACGATGCGGCGCAGCTCGGCAATGCCATCGTCGTCCTGGTCCACGCGCACGAGCAGGTCGTAATAGTCAATCTCCTGCATGGCGTGGGCATTGTCATCGCCGTTCGTCATTTCTTCGGTGCGGCGGCGGGCTTCTTCCTCCGCGTCCTGTTCGCTCGATCCGCTACCGAAGGCAGGCAGGCTATCGACAATCTCCCTGTCATATCCCATCGCCACCAGATCGGAGCGGCGTAGGCGGAAATTCTCCCCATTGAGTGGGCTATCTTCAAGCCGGATCGCGTCAGGGTGGATCAGGAAGTTCTCAGGCGCAATCGCGGCAATGCGCGGCATGCGCTTGGTGATCCGGCGCTTGATCCGCACATCATGAACCGGGATGGGCTGTTCAACCATCTCGCCGGTCGCGGGGTCGGGCACCTGCACGATTTCCTCGCGCTGCGTGTGCTCCACCACCTCAACATCGTCATCGGCCACAAGCTGCGCCCATGACATTTCATCGAGGCCGGAATGCTGCGAAGTGCGGACCTCAACCTTTTCCTCGTACCACCATTTGATGATGCCATTGCGCAGTCGGAGCGCGTCATTCACGGCATCCTCGATGGCCTGGCGCCCATTGCACTCGGGCAGCGCGACGTAGTTCACGTAATCCGATGCCTGATCGGCGCTGTTTTCGTCGCCCTCGCCAACAGGCGTGTATTCGACAATCTCATCATGGCCCAGAATGGTGCGCAGAACGGAGGGGAGCACCTTGCGCACCGCCGACCGAACGTCGCGCGACACCACCTTGCTGCGGCCTTCATCGCTCGGGATGTATTTTTGCAGCTTTTCCTCGTCGCCATCGAAATAGGCCATGGCCTTTTCGCGGTCCTCGGAGCGCTCGTCACGGTACGCCTCAGCGTCCTTGACCAAATCCTTGACGATATTGGTCAGACGTACATCGTCAATGGTTTCACGAGCCATCTGCCATCCTACACAATCTTGCGCGGGACAAAGCCGCTGCCACTCGGGGCCGGCTTGACCCGGGCGAAGCGTTTCATCATCACCGCGTATCGAGCCGCCGAAATCACGTCATCGCGCTCTTTCACCACCTTGCCGTCCTTGCGGTGGTAAATTCGGCGCTCTTCCAGAAATGCCCCGCAGGTCTTGAACACCTTGAAGCGGCCGGTAAGCATCCGGTCCAGCATTTCCATAAGCCCAGCCTCAACGCTGTTGCTGCCATCCTCAAAGGTGGCGCGTTCTGGCAGCATGTTGAGACCCTGGTCGCGATACTGCTTGGACAGGTTCTCGCCGGCCGCCGTGTCGTTATTGCCGTCATGCGGCCATGCCCATGGCATCCATGCGCCCCAGGCCTTGAATGCGGCCGCGTGGACAACTGGTGTTGCGTGACGCTGCCGATAGTCCTTCGTCAGGTAAATCACGTCTGCGTCACGGTCCCAGGCGATGGATGCGCCGGCCGTGGGGTGATCCCAGCCAAAGTCCATGCCGTTCATCTGCACCCAGTGCTTGGGAATCTCGAACGGCTCGCAGATAATGTCTTCCTCGATGACCGGGAAGATCAGGCCTGACCCCATCGAAGGGATGCCTTTGGTCCGCGCCGCGCGCTCATGAAGCGGATAGCTGGCAATAATTCTTGCCCGATCTTCCGGCGTGTAGTGCTCCGCATCCTCAATGGTCATGGAGATGACGGCGCGGTCATCTCCACCCTCATCTTTTTCCAGCAGATAGCGCGCAACCACTGCCGACATGCCTTTGAGCGGCGTGAACGTGACCGCTATTCGACCATTAGTCGCGTTCGTGCGGGTGATACCCTCGAAATAGACATCCTCAGGCGGCTCTTCATCGAACCAGACGAAATCGACTGTATTGGCCTGCCACTTGCCCCTGCCCTGCTCATAGGCCTTGAGGAATAATGTGGAGACCCCGCCGCTGACGTGCCGGACCGTCACCGTGTCGAGGGCGCCTGAAACACCAGACCGCCGCGTTGTGTCGATGATGGCGTCCAGGGGAATATACCCCGTGCCCCAGTCCTCTTCATTCATCGGCGGCCCAACCATGAGGCGTTGAACCCCGTCGCGGGTCAGTTCGTAGCTTTCAGATCCCGCAAGCATCGTGATTGGATTATCGAAGCGCCACCCGTGCCAAGGCTCACCATTCGGCCCCTTGTAGAGGTCATAGCGGCCAGTGAGGTGCATTGCCGCCTCTGCTGCTCCGGCGAACGTCTTGCCCAACTGGTTGCCGGCCATGAACAGCCGCTCGCGCTTCCTGTTGGAATGAAACTCGTGCTGCTTGGCGTAGGGTCGATAGAAGCGCAGGCGGCTAGTGCGCTGTCGCCTTTCGATCTCCGCCGTCAACGCCATCCTCTCCCTGAGCAGCGAGGAAAGGCCGGATTGTGGCGTCGAGGTTTCGGATGCGCTCGATAAGCTCGTCATCGCTCATCTCGCCCAGATTATTGACATTGAGGTTGATATCCTTCGGCATGATCGAAGCGATGACCCGCAAATATTGCTCAGGCTTCCGCTCGCGCACGGTCTGGATGGCTTCAACGCCATGCACTTGAAAATCATCATGCAAGGCTTCGATGAAAGCCTCGCCCAGTTTGTTCCGAGACCCCTTGGGCCGCCCGCCCCCGCTATTGCCCGTTACAAAACGGCCGGTCTCGGTGTCCTTTTCAGGAGCGCTCATAATCAGGCCGGATCGATGACCAGCGTGAAGGCCGGGATCTGATCGACCTTACCATCGGCATCCGTCACCTTGACCGAGAGGTTGGCGAAAGAACCGTCCTCGCTAGGCGTACCGGTCACAGCGCCGGTCGAACTGTTGATGCTGATGCCCGTAGGCCAGGTGCCGACGAGTGCGAAGGTATAGGCCGTCTTGCCGCCGTGAGCGGAGACGGTAAAGCCGGCATAAGCCACGCCGCTCTTGCCGGTCAGGACGGGGGTGCCGGCAATGACTGGGCCGAGCGGGCCGCCGCCGTTGCGCGCCAGGTCAGGGATCGAGCCAGGCCCATAGCCCTTCAGGTCGGCATTGGTAAGATTGGCAGCAACGTCGCCGCCATTGCGGGCAAGGTCGCTGACAGAGCCGGGGCCGTAGCCCTTGATTGCATTGTTGTCCATGATGGACCTCCGTGTTTAGTCGATGGTGGCGCATGTGCCGGTGCAGGCGGTCACGCGGCGAACACGATATGGGACGACGTAACCCGCCGGCAGACCGACAAAGGCCAGCGTGGCCGCATTGTCATTGCCCAGGGGAACAATGGTGATATCGCCGGCGCTGAGCATAACGACGCTCTTGGCAATAGGATCGAGGTCAGCAGCGCCCGGCGTGATTACGCGTCCCTTGGGGCCGAAACTGTCAGAGGCGTTTCCGCCGACATTCCATTCAGGCAGAGCCATATCGGCCTCCTAGACTATTGGGTTTGACCGCTTAATCTTCCGGCGGCGGCAGGAAAATCGTCTCGACCTCAAGGATCGCAGAGGGGAGCGTCAGCAGGAATGCCACCATGTCGGGCACCTCGCGCTGATATTCAGGATCGTTGACGATGCGCACCGGCGCCACATACTTACCGGCCAGGGTGATGGGATCGCCCACATCATAGCCATCAGCATCAGGATTGGTGTTGATGCCGGCGCCGGGCGTAGGGCTGTCGATAAGGCGCGGATCGATGGCGACGCCACCGGCACCCTGATTATAGCCCACGGCAATGATGCGCTGGGCGGCGGACATGACGAAGAAATTCTGCGTGGCCATCAGATGGCTCCTACTGCGTGGAGATACTCGGAAAATGCATCGCGCATGGCGAGCACCTGGCCGGCCGTGAGGGATGCGCCCCAATGGGAAATAGCCTCGGTGTTCACGCCGAAGCCATTGGACAAAACGCGACCGGTGCCGAACTCGAAGTTGGTGAGAGCCACAGAGGCATCGGTGCGAGGATCGCCACCCACCAGCGCGCCATCGTTGAAGTAGCGCCAGGAGGTCGCCCCATCGCGCGTCCAGACTTTGTGCTTGGTGTAGTCGTCGCCGGATAGGGTGATGGTGGTATCCATATTGCCGCGCAGCGCTGTGTTGGCTGATGCGGAATTGCTGATGCGGGAATTGCCATTTCCGAGGTCGTAGCTTGTGGAGCCGCCATTCGACAGGTCGGTAAGGTGCCACGCTCCCATGTGAGCATCGTTCTGCGAGAACAGTGCGTCAGTGACCACGGTCGGGTTGAAACCGCTGGACAGGTACGAAGCTGCACCATCCGGCGTGAAGCCTCGATCCGCCGTGAACGCGGGGCTAGAAACCGCCGTGCTATTATACTGGTCCTGCTTCCAGTTCAGCCGCGCCGCCTGGCTATCCGCTGCGGCGCGAATATACAGCACGTCCAGCTTTTCCCACGCAGAAGCAGCCTTCAGGGCGACGATGACCTTGTTGATCGCGGTCTTGCGCTCTGATGTCGGTGGCGTGGTAAAGCGGGCGAATAGGGACTCGGCGTCGGGATCGAAACCCGAGCCGTGCCCTACCCTCCCCCGACCCCAAAGAGACAGGCTGATATCAAGCATGTCTGTCTCCATGAAAAAGCCCCGCCGATATGGCAGGGCTGGGAAGGATTGAGGCGTTATCTGGTCCGTTGATGGACGCCATTCCATGGCAGCGTCCGAACCGAAGCCTCAAACTGAGTGCTGCCAGCCTGCGCAACTTGCCGGAGTTTATCGATCGGGTGGCCACCCCCAATCGCCTGCATAGTGCAAGTTACCGACAGACGGCACCGAAGCGCCCCCTCAAACTAAAAAGGCCCGCCGAAGCGAGCCCTATTCTTGACGCACAAGCGTCACCATGCATTTGTGACCCTGAACTGATTTGCGAGATTCGTCAAGCGGCATGGGCATTATCCACAATGCCATAGTGGCGAGAGAGCGCATCGAGCCCTTCCCGAAGCCATCCGACCATGTGATGGGCCTCAACATCGCGCAGGACACAGACTTCGAGCGCCGCATATAAGGCGCCCTGCCCCCGCAATTCGTTCTGGCGGTCTTGGATGGCCTTGCAGGCCTCCCGCCAGCGCGTCGTGGCCCGGCGGTAGAAATCAACGTCCTCGCCGTCCAGCGTCCCACCATGGACACGATTGAAATCCATGCCAGCAGGATCGCGCGGCGCAGCGATGGCAATAGCGTTGTTTCGGTGATCCTGCAAAAAGATCATCGCGGCATCGTATTGCGCCAAGCTGATTTCCTTATCCATGCAGAGCCGGCCAACAAAACTGCCAGCCATCTGGTTGAGAGCTTCCGCTGACGGCACGCCATGGACGCGCTCGCGGTAGCCCCTGGCAACGCTCATCGCCTCCTGCTCCGCACTCTGGCGGCGAGCCTCCGGACGCTGCACACGCCCATTCTTCTCCCGCTTCACGCCGATTTTCCGTTTCCGGCCTGCTCTAGCCACCTTGCCACTCTCCGCGAATGAGGTATGATAATACCGTGATGCACCTCCACGGGCGGGCGGCACCTTCGGGCGCTGCCCGTTCTTATTTGCCGACCGCGCGCTTCACATCGCGAATTAGGGGAGCAAGCGAATCCATGCTCTTTTTCAGAGCGGCTACAGCTTGGGAAAGTCGGAGCTCATTTTTTTCAAGCTCATATAGATCGGTCTGGATGGACTCCTGCCGGCGCAAAAGCTCGTCAAACTGCTCGTTGGACGCGCCCTCTCCAAAATAGTCTTCCCGCACCTCCCGTACCCACGCGACCGGCACGTGCGCCCCCAGGGTCCGGGCCACTTTCTCATCGTGCCAGCCGTCCATGTAGCGCCTCTTTTCCTCGTCATAGCAGCCTTTGACCTCGGCTATGATGAGGCGCCGATCATCCCGAGACATGGTTCTTGGCGGCGTTTGTGATGGCGATGCGGCCATGACTTGTTCCTTTTTCTCAGTGGGAGGGTGTTGCGGCTGCGCCGCCTTTGCGGTGCAGGCGGGGCAGAAGTCGCGCCGTGGCCCCTTCCCCACCGTCCAGCCATCGCGACGGAAATGGGTTTCGGCGGCTTTTGGCGGGAACCGCCCGCCGCTGTTCGGCGCGAAGAACGATATCGCCTCACAGGACGCGCACTCGATCTTTATCCCGTTCCGACGGCCATTCGGCTCCTGGACAAAAGCCCACGCTCTTTCTGCCATGTGTCTCTGTCTCTCTGGTGGTTAGGATGTAATGCGAAGGAGGCCGGTCGGGACATTGGTACCAACCTCGGAAAAGCTGCCGACTGGAAGGTCGCGCCATTCGCCTTCAAGCTCTTTGTGGTCGTAATGGGCGGTCGCCGGCAGGATTGAGACCAGCGTACCGCCCGGCTTCAAGAACTTGAGCGCATGGCGGACGTGCTTGATGTAGTGCCGGCCATAGAACGGCGGGTTCATCACTACGGCGTCGAACTCGGCGCGCGGCGGCTCCTCCAGAAAGTTCGACGTCGCTACGCTATGCCCCTTGGCGCGAGCCTCGGCAGCACGGCCGGCATGGTATTCGATGCCGAAAGCGCGGTGTCCGTATTTGGCGATGGCGTCGAGAATGCGCCCGTCGCCGCAAGATGGCTCAAGGATGCGCATCGGCTCGACCCGATGGCGATATTCGGTGATGTCGTTGACCCGGGCGAACTCCAGCGCCGCGGCGATGACCTTGTCCGGCGACCAGTAGAATTGCAGGTCTTTCGCCACGGCGGTGCTGGGCTGGCGCTCGGGGTTCTCCGGGTCAACGTCCGGCAGCACGTCGCCATAGAACTCGGCGAGGCCCCGGTTGATGTCGAGCAGCGCGGCAGGCCCGAAATAGAGATGGCCGTTGCCGTTGCTGTAGCGCTTCAGCCAGACGTCGCGGCCGATGACCTTCACGAATTTCGGGTCGCGCTCACGCTCCCATTTCGATTGGCTGCGATCTGGTATTTCCTGATCGATGCGCAGCGCCTCGCCATCATCCAGAATGGCGGCCAGTTCATTGTGCGTGAGCAGTGGCTTGCCTTGGTAGGCGGCGAGCGCATTGAGGATGTCGCGCAGACGGTCGCGGCCATAACTGCCGTGCGGCGATCCATAGCCGGCGACATTGTGCAAGATGACACGCTTGGGCAGGCCCTTGACGCCAATCTTGACCTTGGCGTGGGACTTGTATGCCGGGTCCAGATCAACGAACGCCTCGGCCAGACCGCGCAGAATGTGCTTGCGTGGGTCGGCGTAGTAATGCGCGAAGGTCGAGCGGACGATTTCGGCGGTAAGCGGCGGCGGATCGGCCAGCGTACGCTCGAACAGGCGCTTGTCGTTGGCGCTGGCGATCATGTCGATGTTCAGGCGGTTGTAGATCGCCTTCCAGCCTGATTTGAGCAGGTTCTTGCGCATGTCGTTGGCGTTGACATAGGCCCTGCCCCGCAACACCGGCTCGGCATAGGTGCCCATGACCGTTCCGGCGGTTTCGACGGCGCCACAAGCCGCCTCGTAGGCCGCAACGACTGAATCAGCATTGGCCACCTTCTCTTCGTATTCTTCGATGAGATCGAGGACGGTGCGCGGTGTGGCGAGTGCGGTGCTCATAGCCCCTTCCTTTCGCTTTCCTGGGGCAGATGCTCTGGGCAGAAATAGAGCCGCTTGCCGTGTTCATCCCTGAAGCCATAGGGCGCATGCTCCATCCCGCAGACCTCGCAGCTGGCAACCATGGCGCGGGGCGTGAACAGAACACCGTCCTTCATGAATTTCGGACCGGACTGGCGCAGGACGGCGGGCATCATCGATACGGCCTCCGCACCGGCTCTGGGATGGGCTGGGGCTCACGCTGATCTTCCGTCAGCATGGCGATCTGGCGCTGGATGCGTTCAACGCGGCGGCGAAGGCCTGGCACTCGTGGATCGAGATAGGCCAGTTCATCGCGGAGGGCTTCGAGGCGTTGCTGGACGTTCATGCCGCTGCCCTCGCCTGCTCAATTTCCTCGATGCGGAATGTCGCCTTGCCGCTGTCACCGACATAGACCGGCTTCCCACGAAGCTTCTGGACGGCGATGAAATCCGGATGGTCAGCCGGTAGCACCACCAGGCCGTTGGCCGCTGGCGGAACCGGGTCGGATTTGAGCGGCACGGTCAACGCCTCGATCCAAGCTCCCGAGCCAATCCACCGGCCCATGCCGGGGCGGAATTCGAGCTGCGCCTTCGGGTCAACGCCTCTGGCATCGCTGTCCTCGACGTGCCACCGGGCAAAACGCTTGATTGCCGTCATGCAGCGATGGGTTTCGTCGTTGCTGAGGGCGGCCCAAGCCTTCTGCGCGGCAGTGCGGTTCGGCATTGGACGGTGAGGGAACGCATCCCACGCCAAATCAAAATCAACCCGCTCGCTCGCGCTATCCGAGCGAAGCGAAGGATTGGAATGGTGATCTGGAAGTATAGGCGGAACGTGGTTCCGCACCTTACCGGAAGCAGGTTCCGCACCTTCCGAAATAGGACCGGAACCACGTTCCGCACCTTTTTCTACATGTAGATCATCACCATCTACATCTTGCGCCGGCCATGCCGCCTCGTATTCATGGTTACGCCATTTCTGGCCACGGAATCCGTGCTCTTTGCGGGACAGCCACCCGGCCTTTACGGCAGCGTCAATGTGCGCGCGGACGGCTCGATCAGACAGCCCAGTGGCCTCCGCCAACTGCTCTTGCGTCGGATAGCAACCGCCACCAACATCATTCATGAAGCAGGAAATGGTCAGCAGGACATGCCGAGTCGTGGCCGGCAAGCCTGACTTGAGCACCGCGTGGCGCCATGACCATGAGCGGCTTTCACTCACGGCGCACCCCCGACGATGCGCAGCGCCTCCCAAGCACGGAACCCTTTGACGTGCACAAGATGGCGATAGTCGCGCGCCTTCTGCCCGGTTAGAGACCGCCCAGGCGCGCCGGATGGGTGAGCAAGGCCCATCTTTCCGGCGATGACCTTCACGCTGCCGGGCGTGCTGCCAGCACGGAGCGCTATCTCGGCTACGGGATCTCCGAGCCGGTAGCCTTCTCTGATGATGTCTCGACCGTTGGGAAGCATCACCACGGCCTTTCTGTCGGGTCATAGCCCGCGAACGGCGGCAGCCTCGGCTTCTTCACCTTGACGAGCGGAAGCCTTGGTTTCGGGGGCGGCAAATCGGTTCGTGGCCCGGCCATGCGGATGCGCGACAACGGCTGAATGCCCCAGGCGTCAGCCAGCGATACAGTCATGTTCAAATGCGAGATGCAGCGCCGTTTGATGCCATTGGTTTTGACCCCGGCCGGCTGTCTCTGGCCTTCCAGTATGGAGAGAGAGGTCATGCTGCTGACCTCCAGACGATAATCTGACGGCCATGGTCCTCAACGGCGGAGATGGAGCCCGACGCGCGGACGGCATTTGCCACGGCCTCCTTGACCGCGGCGCCGGAACGCAAATTCCACCGAGCCCTGCCGTCGCTGATCGGAGTGCGGATCAGCGCGTCATGCAGATATTCGAGAGCGTAGAGAACGTCCTTTGCGGTGAGGTCTTTAGCCATGGGCGGCCGCCTTCCCAGCCTTGCTCAGCTTGGGTTTTTTGCCCTTCTTGGCCACGTAACCGGCCAGCCTCAACGCCGCCTTTGCATCGTCAAAACCATGCGCCGGGATGGCGCAGGAGAGGATGCACTTGCGCGTCGTGGGGACGATTTCGAGAATTGCAGCAACCGCATCCACTTCAGGTCCGGTTAGCTCAAGATAGTCGCCAGTCGGCACGAACATGACGTGCTTTCGCATGTTTCTCGGCGTATAATCCGGGAACCGAATGCCGAACGCCCGACAATGCGCCTCAAGGGTGCCGATGGAGCGGTTGAGCATGCGCCGGTCGGAAATCTGAGCCAGCGTCAAGCCTTTCTCTGCAAGCCGCCGCATTAGGCTCTCTGTCAGTCCCTGGAAAGACGAGATGCGCGGGCCATCAGCTATCTCTCTGACTGCGCCTGCAAAAAGATCGAGTGTGTCTTGGTTCATGGCTACACCGCCCCCTTCTGAGAAGCACGGCGATAGAATTCAGGGACATAGCGACCAGAAGCGGATAGCTCTGCTACTAGCTTCGCGGTCTTGTCCTGATCGGATGCCAGTTGCTTGCGCGCAGCGGCCTTGGAGCGGCTGAACACGACGCGAGGCGACGGTTTGCGGGTGAAGGGCCACATGGTCACACCCTCCCCTGCCCGATACGGTCGAAGGCGTGGATGGTGGTCAGTTGTGCGTCAGCGATGGCCTCAAGCTGCTTTGCTTCAGCCAGTAGTGCCGCCTTGTGATCCTGCAAATCTGCAATCTGCTGATCGTCCTTGAGGATGCCGGTACGGACCACAGCGAGGCGGTCCAGAACCGCGTTGCGGTGATCCTCGTGGCTCTGCCGCATTTCGGCGGTGCTGATCGGGATGGGCTGGCCGCGCTCGGCCATGGCGTCATCGAGGCGGCGAACATTATCGATCGTGGTCATTTCGACGCCTCCCATTCATCGAGGCGTTTCCGCGCATCATCGAAGGAAAAGACGCTGTTCTTGGCGTAGGCGGTCGATTTTCCGACCATCGCAAGAAGCCAGATAATTCCGGCGACCCACTGCATGGCACCGCTGTCGATCCACACGCCGATGCCGACCATCGACAGCAGAGTGACCCCGGAAATCAGGTCTTTCATGATGGATTGGGCGAGGCTTTCGTGGACAAGCAGAATTTGCTTCTCGGCCATAGTCTAGTCCTCCAATTGAGCGTCAATCTGTTGCGCGGCGCCGTGGATGCGCCGGCGATGTTTGCGTTTCGTGCGGGCGATCAGCCTGGAAGCGCGCCAGTTGATCCACCATCCGGTCACGAGCCGGACCAGGTGGAAGCGCCTCAAGGATCTTGAGGTTTTCGGCAATCTTGGCCTCCATGCTTTTGGTTTCGGCCACGTAGGCGCGGTAGAGCGAGCGGTAGATGCTGGCGGCAAGGTCTTTGGGCCTGCGGTAGCGGAGCGACCACAAAGCCTGCTCGGGCACCTTGTGCTTGCGAGCGGCGCGGTGCCGGGCCGCGTCCAGCGTGTCGCCTGGCCCGCGATGCTCGCGCCTTACAATCAAATCGGCCCACGAGGCCGCTTCATCCACAGCGGTCATGTCGGTCATTTCTTTTTGCTCCACGAGCAAACGATTGTTGTCCTGCACGTCAATTCCTTCCCGTTAGCGTCAAGGCCAACCGGAAGGACGAGAGACGAAAGGCACCGATGATGGAAATTCCGCCCAGCAAGACCCTGAGAGAGACGCTGGTGCGGCAAGGATTGCGCGAAGCCCGTCGGCAAGCGGATCGCGTGAATGGAGTGGCCGGCGCTCCGGGGGAGGGACTGGAACGCCGGCCTTTGCCGGGGAGCGTCAGCCCCAGCAAACTGAAAACGAGTTTGAGGCAGCGCGCGCAACGCAGAACCAGAAATGGCGCGCACTGGCTGAAACTCGTCGTGGATAATGATCGATGACGGAATGGCATCCCGGCTGGCCGTGGAAGCCTTCCCTGTCCCGACGATCATGGTGGAGACAGCGAGCATCACAGGTCACCCGTCAAAAACCAGACAGCCAGGACACCCGCGATGATGATCGCCCACAGCGCCATGGAGACTGTGACGGTGAACAGGGCGCGATTCATCACAATGCCCCCGCCAGACGCAGGACATAACCAGCAGCAGCAACCAGAGAGAGGCCGGCAACCATTGCACGGAGAACAGGGGTGGGATCGAAATAGCCGGGGCGGCGGGTCATTCTGGCCCTCCACCAAAATTCACGGTGAAGCCGAAGCCTTTCAGCCCGCCAGCCTCACGAGGCTCAATCGGACCGATGGTGAACGGGCGCGGCTTATAGGGTGCTTCCGTTTCCGGCTGAATGGATGCGACGGAACCGGCGCCGACGCTCGCCCTACTGGCCTCTCCCGTCACACTGTCGGCAGGTATCTCAATGTCCTGCGCAGTCGTGTCGCCGTCCGTGGAGGCTTTCGCTTGGGATGGGAGGGCGACCCGGCCTTGAGGGCTTGGCGGGGCGGCCAGGTCGCGCGCAGCCTGGGGGGCAGACTGCGGTTCGGTGATTTCGCCGGTTTCGGCGTCGTGTTCTGGGGTGATGCCCAAACTGGCCCTCGCGTACGCATGCGCGTGAGGGCGAGAAACGGCGCTGTCGTAAGCGGTCAGGTACAGGTCAAAGAGGCTTTCGCTCTCCATGACCGCATTGGCATCGGCTGCGCGCCTCTCGACATAGTTGACCAGCTTGCCGAGGACGGTCTTGTCAAAGCCCGAACCCTTGGCTTCCGCGTAGATTTCGCGGATATCGGCATCAATGGCCTTGCGCTCTTCCTTCATGCGGAGGATGCGGTCCACAAAAGCCTTGATCTGGTCCTGGGCTACACTCTCTCCGCTCATGCCCGTTCCTCATGGGAGGGGGTGGGAGAGCGATCCACGAATATGCGGGAAAGGTCGGGCCGAAGCTCGTGCCGGGATATGCCGGTGACTCGCTCGACGGTCAGCAGATTTTCAGCAGATATGTTCCGCGTGCCGTTTTCCATGCGCAGCCAATGCACGCGGCTTACACCTATCTGCCGCGCCGCTTCATCCGCCGTGATACCTTGGCCTTTTCGCCATTTCCGAAGTGCTTCCATGCCAGACAGTTACCATCATGGTGACTATCGAGCAAGAAGAAAGTTACCATCATGGCCAACTACCAACTGGACCATGATGGTTACTGTTTGCCTGAATTAGCTTCAGGTGCCGACATGGCGGAACGGTATAAATTTGAGGGCGCGCGTGAACTGCCCGTTTTTTTCGAGCAGTGGCGGCTTTCCAAGGACTGGACGCAGCAAGAGCTTGCGGACCGCATGGACACGTCTAAGCAAACTGTTTCCCGCATAGAAACGGGCGCCCGAGAATGGGGGAAGGGCTATATCGAGGCTTTTGGGCACGTGGTGGGTTGCCACCCCTTGGCGCCGTTACTCAGCCCTCCGCGACCTGACCTTGACGTTTCGGCATTTCTTCACGCTCTGGAAGCCGCCTCCGGCGCTTCCGCTGGCGATATGGATGAGGCGGCGAAGATTTTAAGGTCTTTAGCGCGCAAAGGTGGGCCGCAATTACGTCGCGTTGCCAAGGCTCCGCCGCCAAATACGCAGAAAGAAAATTCTGAAAGCTAGGCAATTTGTTCCCCTTCTGTTCCTATTACGCATAGGATCAAATTCCTAGTCAAGACAATGATGCTGACCTTTGTGGAAAACCGACTAACCAGCGCAGAGAGCGCCAATGACCCCTACCCGCTTCAACCAGGCCCTAGAAGCCCTGCATTGGGACACTGACGTGCTTGCCGGCGTATTGGGCTGCGATCAGAGCTTGACCGAGGCATATGCACTTGGGCTGGCCGAGGTGCCGGTGAAACTCGGAGCATGGCTGGAAACGCTGGCACAGGCGCATGAGGCGCTGGCGGGCGACATGCCGGTAGGGCTCAAGGGGAAGCGGTATTCCGGCAACGTCAACTGAGGGAGGCTCAGCGCCTTCAGGTATGCCGGGAACTGCGACGGATCAAACGCCTCCAAAAATTAACCCCTTCGTCGCACTTTGGCCCTAGTAACAGGTATCATGGTGATATACATACCGCTCAGAGACTAACAAGGACGAGGCGACAGCGTGACGGCCAACAGCGTTTGGGAAAAAGATCAGGCAACGGACGAAATCCGGAACATTGCACGATCTCCAAAGTTGAAGCTGTCGTATGCCCTGCATGCACGTGAACGTTTAGCTGAAAGGGATCTTGTAATCTCGGATGTTCTGTACGTCCTAAAAAATGGCTTTGTGAGGCAAGAGCCTATGCCTTCAACACAGCCTGGCTTCAATAAGTACTGCATGGAATGTCGTACCCCCAACAGCAATGGACGAGATGTCCGGGTGGTGACGGTTCCAGACAAGACGCATTGCTGGTTGAAGATCGTTTCTGTGATGTGGGTTGACGAGCCGTCGACCCGAGCAGGGACAATAATTGGAAAAGAGGAAGACGATGAATAGCCACCACTACACTGAAAGCGGACTGCAGAACGTCTACATTGACGGTCTGGTGCCTTTTCAGGATGATGCTGGCGACTGGGTCATCACCATCCCGGCGATTAATGAATTGCATGCGGTTATTGCCTTGGGCATCGTTTCGCACGAGCACGGCATTACCGGCGATGAGCTGCGCTTTCTGCGCACTGAAATGGGCATGACACAAGCCGAACTGGCTGAGATTGTTCACCACGACAAACAGGCCATTGGCCGGTGGGAGCGGGGTGAATATGACATCGACAGCAAGGCCGAAGCGATCATACGCCGCCACGCGATTGAGACCCTCGGACTTCAGGCTCAAATGTCGATGGAGGATCTTTCGCGTCGGAGTGTCCCTACCGTCAAAGAGCAGCCGATCAATATTCAGATGACCAACGACAATGGCACCGAATATAGGCTTATTGCAGCCTAACCACTAGGCAATCTCAGCCCCGGCCACCACCGGGGCTTTTTCTTTGTCTCGCCCTACCCTATCTTTCGGCCATGATAAGCACACTCGCCACTCCGAAGCTACGCGGGCGCCGTAGGGGCGCGCCGGCGAAGCTCGGAGATAGAAATGCACCACAAACGCAAAGGCCCGAAATCCACCCGGGCCGGTTGTCTGCTCTGCAAGCCACATAAGCGGCAAGGCGCGAAGCTCGCAGATCGTCAACGGCATTCTGTGAACCGCCGCCTGGTCGATGGCAGGCAACAGGCCAGCGAATAATTTCAGCCCGCTCAAGCGGGCTTTTTCTTTGCCCCCTCATCGCCTAGCTTGCGCCCATGATACGCGCCCTACTCCTCATCGCCGCTCTGCTGGTAACACCCGCCGTCGCCCAACAACCTCACCTGACCATGTGCCGCCAGGGCCAGCCCAATACCCCCACGAAGACCTGCGTCGTGGATGGAGACACTATTTGGCTGAACGGGCAGAATCTCCGGTTAAAAAGCTTCGACACGCCCGAGCCGCACACCGCAATCTGCGGCGGTCAGCGCGAAGTGGCCTTGGCGCACAAGGCTAGTGCTAGGTTGCTCGAGTTGCTGAACTCCAATACCTGGACAGTCCAGACCTTTGGAAAGGACCGATATGGAAGGACGCTTGCGACCATCCGCATCGGCAGGACGGATGTAGGAGATATCCTCATTGCCGAGGGACTAGCGCGGCGGTGGCCTGATGGTGACGAGTGGTGGTGCAGATAAGCAGTCGCGTCAGCAGTGCTGACTAGTAATTTGATCCTCGTTAGTCGCATCCTGTCGGTTTAACGGCAGGAGAGATGCGATGGCAGAACAACACGGGGATATTTCCGAGGTTGGGCATGACTGTTTGCTCCTCTCGTTCGTTGTGACCAGTGAGGCGGGACGCGCCATGTTGGGCAAAATGATTGTGGCTCACGACATGAGCAAATCAATCAATGTGATGTCAGGCGACTATTTCGTGGTCTCGCTCGAGCCTGGCGGATTCGATGGCGTATATCACGTACTTCTCTCGCCAAAAGATTTGCAGCTAGTACATCCGAGCCGTGGCAATCCCTGCGAGCTGAAAGCAACGGCCTAAGTGCCGCCGAACGCTCTTTCCGCCACAGATTCCCCAACCGCCAAAATTTTCCACCGTTTTTAACCGATTGGTCAACATTCCTGCCTGTTATTCGACTTAAGTATAAGCAGCATACTCCTATCGTCACTGTAGGAGGCAAGGCGATGCATTACTGTGGTAGATCCCCCGACCAGCCACAAATTTCACTTCAAAAAGTTTTCACGCATTATAGCCGCACAACGGATTTGTCGCTTGAGCGAGGATACAAGCTCGTCTATCTGGCAAATGGCATAAGGATGTATAACGCCCCTCTAGCCCGGATGCTTCAAACATTGGGTCAGGAGATCATTGAGCAAACTGAACGGTCAAGAGGCGAGTTGCTGCTGCTCTATAGCACGCAGGGCGGCGCTGGTATCCCGGCCATCTTGCCTGCACCTAAAGGAATGTTTGATCTGATTTAGATCAGAGCTTCTCCATGGAAGCCCTGCCCTACCTGGCAGGGCTTTTTCTTCGCCCTACCCCATATCCGGCACGTCCCCATGCGTTGCCAGGATCACCGGCATAGGTTGCCAGAACGTTCTTTGCACAGGCGAGGAACAAAGCAGCACTTGACCCAAATTCAGTTATCGCCAGAAATGCAAAAGGCCGCTCGGCGGATTGATTCCGTCTGCGGCCTTTATCTAACCGCCGTCGCAGGGCGATCAGTGCATTTCCAAGCGCATTCCTTTCACGGAATCACCCGTTCGGTCAACCCTGCCCGGCATCATCACAGGAGAGTTGATGAAGCCTCAAAAGAAAGACCAGCGCCCCAAGCGCACTGTCATCGTGGTGATGGTCGCAATGAAGGTCGATCTCGAAAACTGCAAACGTGAAGCTTTCGCAATCGCTAAAGCTCTGCACGGCCTGCCATTTAAGCCTGCGATGCACAGCAAGCGCCAGCTTGCTTACGTGGTGCAAACATCCTTGACCGCTAAAGCCCTAATGGACCGTGTGCGGGGCCCCGCCGAGAACGGAGAGGGCCTGGTCGAGAACGTCTGGACATTCACGCCAGGCGTCGACGTCACCGGGCTCCTCCCCTTCGACTCCCTCACAGACCATATCCGCAACGCGTGGATGGAAGTCAGGAAGTACAACAATCCGCAGGACATGCACCCACCGAAGGCGGGGCAAATTTTCGTCAAGCGGGGCGTAAAAGATTTCGAGCGCGGCGCACGCGTCAAGATGGGCATCAAACCGCGCAGTGTGCGGCAAGCGCCGTAGTACGCGAACAAGCATCAGGGGGTCGAACATTAAAGGCCTCCGATGTTTTATAGAGACACCTGCGCCGGTTAACCGGCCTTTAACTTACCCGGCCCGGCGCCGGGTTTTTCTTTGCCTGCACCCTGCCCCAGCCCTTCGGGCTGACACCCTCTTGTAGCATGGGTGATTCCGCAAAGTCACCATGTAGGTAACTTTTTGCTTGCGCGTTGTTACCATCTAGGTTACATCACCATCATCAACGGACCACGAAGACGCCCTCGGGCTGATCTGGTCGAGAGGATGGAGATGGGCAGATGACCAAGCACCACACAGGCTACAGCCACTATTTCATCTTCGATGGCATCGGCGCTGTCGATGGCGAAATGCACACCGACTACGAAAGCCTTCTTCGTGCGGTCGGCTGGCATGACATGCCGGACTATGTGGTGAAGGCCTTCGACGCCAAGACCAATGAAATGGCCGATGTGACTGAGGCTGTGGCGGCTGACTGGTGGCAGTCGGGCTGGAACGACAGCTTCGAGAAGGTTCGGGCTGGAAAGGCTGACTTCTGCTTTCTCGCTCGCTTCTTCATCAACGAAATCGAGCAGTTTGAGGCTGAGCTTTACGCCGAAGCCAATGCTGCCGACCGCTGGCATGACGAACGCATGGTGGCGGCGGAATAAGGCCATGAACATCCCCGGATATGACGCCTGGAGGCTCCGCACCCCCGAAGAAGAATACGAGGCCAGAGGCGGAAGGCTCTGCCCATTCTGCGGCGCCTATTCCACTCGGTCTTGCGAGCTTGAAGATGAGATGGACGGGGTTTGCCCTTGGGAAGAAGCCGAGGACGAGCCGGACCCGGATTACCTGCGCGACCTGCGGGAGGATCGTTGATGCGCGCCACCTATCAGATCCTCCCCCACCCCGAATTGAAATGGACCTGTGACGCCTCCGGCAACTGGCACCGCGTCCCCATGATCCTGACACGCACACCGACCGGCTTGAAAGAGCAGCCCGCCCAATCAAACACAGAGGGACATTGAAATGGCCAAGGCCAAGAAGGATACCGCCGTGCCTGCCGCAACCGAGGAAGTCGTTTCGGTAAAGGGGCTGGACCATGAATTCAAATGCCGCGGCCACCAGTTCGAGATCGGCAAGACCTATACCGTCGAGGGCAAGGTTGTCGCCTGCCAGAACGGCTTTCACGCCGTCGATTGGGATAATCCCTTCCACGTCTGGGACTTCTACCCTGTCGTTGACGATGAAGGCAGGCTGACGCGCTATGCCGAAACCATCCAGTCTGGCCAGGTCGCCCGCCAAGAAGATGAACACAAGCGCGGAACGAAAATCGCTTCCGGTTCGATCACCGTCAAGGTTGAGCTTTCCCTGCCCGAATTCCTCAAGCACGCAGTTGAACGTGTCATAGAGCTTACGAAGGGCAAAGGCGACGATCCGAGCGGCGACTCCGCCCGGATCGGCTCCAGCGGCAACTCCGCCCAGATCGGCTCCAGCGGCGACTACGCCCAGATCGGCTCCAGCGGCTACTCCGCCCGGATCGGCTCCAGCGGCGACTACGCCCGGATCGGCTCCAGCGGCGACTCCGCCCGGATCGGCTCCAGCGGCGACTCCGCCCGGATCGGCTCCAGCGGCGACTACGCCCGGATCGGCTCCAGCGGCGACTCCGCCCGGATCGGCTCCAGCGGCGACTCCGCCCGG